ATGTTCGAAGTCAATGTCGAAATAAACAATTCATTAATAAGTAACTACATCAAACAAAGGTTAGATGAAAAAATTAATGACATACTTTTTACTTGTGACATCGATCAAATGTCTAAAAGAACCTGTATGAGTAAATCGTTCTTAGAAAATGAATTTTTGCGGGATCCCCGAATGAAGTTGCTTGAGCGGCGCAAAGAAAAAGGCAAACGATTTTGGTTCTATGAAGAATCAAAGGAAGTCATGAAACAAATTATGGATGAATGGTGAACAAAAGCGTGGACAGACGCAAATTATCCTGAGGGTATAAATTATAAAATACAGCCACATTATTATCAAATACAGAAAGGCCTGTAAAAGAATCTGAAATTAAAAGATTCATAACAAATAAAATGAAAACAAAAACTGAGAACGTCACTATATCAATAAGCAGCAATGGAGTCGTACATATCCAAGAAGAATATGCAGAAACAAGTGCTCTTAATTAAAGGGTTTTAATAAAAATTTTGTTTTTTATAAAGGGATTTAGAAAAAGATGAAGTAATGTATCTATAGAGAGGAACTGATAAAAATGAAGATTACACGTGAACTACCTGTCGGAACACACCATGATGATCCACCTGTAGGTATGCACCATGACCCAGCAATCGGAATGGGCTTAGGTCGTGAAATAAGAGTAGGTGGATAAATAAAAAGGCTCTCTCATATGAGGAGGGCCTTTTTATTATTGGTCGACTTGACAACCGCACTTACAAATGAAATGAACATGTTTATTTCCATACCAATTACACACATAATCAGATGATTTATTAAGACACGAAGGACAGCTAACGCCTGGTTTGTTCTCCGGCTCTCCTTGATGCTGTTCATAAATTTGCAAAACCTCTTCAATCAAATTTGGTACTCTTTCTAATCCCTCTTCCAGCTCTTTTGATAACTTTTTCATATATCTCACCTCTACATGGCACCATATCAGAACAAACGTTCTCGCGCAATATATTTTTCGTTATGGCGCAAATTTTCTTTGGGGTAATTTTTCCTATTTTTTTCAGAATGAAGAACTCATTAAAAAATGAGTCTTCCGAACTTAATACTATGCGGCCAGAATTCAACTGAGTTAATAGTACCTATGTAATTCGAATCATTCTTATAACGACATATTTATTATCAGCTTCTCTCTCCTAAACTATGGTAAAATCCCTGTGTTAAACTCCATATGAAAGGATATGATCATGAAGGTATTTGAAGCCAAAACACTGCTTTCCGAAGCTGAAAACCGTGCAAAAGAATACAAAGATTTAAAAAGTAAAATGGTCAAATTAAAGAAAGCATTCAAAGCTGTTGCTGATCTAGATGATAGCGAGTTTTCAGGTAAAGGCGCCAATAACATCAAATCATTTTACGAAGATCAGGCTGGCATTGCTGACCAGTGGATTGATCTAATTGAGATGAAAATATCTTTTTTAACGAGTATTCCTGGTATCTTGGAAGACGCTAGCTTATCAGATGCCTACATAGAAGAATCCTTCCTAGAACATGAGTTGGCTAATGCTAATTCCAAATCAAATTCCATTATGTCCGAACAGAAAAAGGCGATCAAAGATATCTTAAATGATATACACGACGTCCTTCCCTTAGATGTTTTTTCAACGGAAGATTTTAAAAATGAGTTATCTTCTGCTGAGAAAAAACGAAAAAACACAGTCGAGAAAATAAGTGAAGTCGATGAGAATCTGACGTCAGAATACGCCTTATCAGAAGCAAATGAACAAATGATTCAGGCTGATTACCAAGCACTCATAAACGCAACAGCAAAAGGCAAGAGTGCCTCTCCCATCCACTATAACGCAAAGGCTTATAGAGACAGTGAAGTCCACAAGATGACTGAGGATGTAAAAAAACAATCGACTGAGTATATCTCCTTTAAAGACCAACAGGCCGAACAAAGAAGGATAGCAAAAGAACAGGAAGAGCTTGCAAATAAGCCATGGTACGAAAAGACGTGGGATGTTGTTTGTAATTTTACAGGGGAAGTCTCCGGATATTATGATTATAAAAGAGCCGCCGATGGCGTTGATCCTGTTACCGGTGAAAAGTTGACAGAAGGCCAACGTGTAGCAGCTGGCGCAATGGCTGCAGCAGGTTATGTGCCTATTGTGGGATGGGCAGGTAAATTAGGCAAAGGTGTAAAAGCTGTGTATTCAACTAGCAAAGCGATCTACAAAGCAGACAAAGCGCTTGATGTCTATAAAACGCCTAAGACATTTCACGCTCTTCAAAACTCCAGCAAAGGACTTTACGGTCTCGCATCTGCAAACGGTTTTAGCGAAGCAATAACTGGCCGAGATATGTTTGGAAATAAAATTTCTGATGAGCAACGTCAAAACAGCCTTAATCATGCGTTATCGGTGCTTGGTGGATTCGGCTTACGTGGAGTTAATACTAAACTAAATGCCAAAAAACCAACTGGCTCTAAAAGACCATCTTGGCGCCAGTCAGAAGTTGACGTTGGAAAGGATTATCCTGGATACAAAGACCAAGTGTCCTTTAAGGAGAGAATCGAGGTAAAACACGGAACTAAGGACAGCTCCCGCCCTGATTTTTATAATACAGGGCATAGCATTGAGGTAAAAAATTATAAGTTGACCACATCATCAGGAAGAAGTAATCTTGTTAGAATTGTATCCAATCAATTTAACAAAAGGATAAAAGACTTACCAGAAGGAACAAAACAAACTGTTATAATAGACGTACGTGGTCAGACAGTATCGAGAGATATATTAAGAGATGTCAAAAGAAAAATAGATGAAAGAACGGATAATAAAGCAGAAATAATATTTAAAATGGATTAGGGGTGTCTAATATGGCAGTAGGTTTTATGGTTGACTGCTTTTTCTATGAGGCGGGACACGGCGACTTTGTTCATTCATTTTTTTCTACAATCTCATATCATTTAGAAAAAGACGGATGGGGAACAAAATATCCTTTATTAATGAATAACTTATACCATGATAAATTAGAGTGGAGCGACGTTCCAACTGCTAGAGAGAATTTAAAAGAAATTGAAGCAGAACTTTCTAAACTCCCTCCTGAAAAGGTTATTTGGGATATTGAAGACTTATCAAAAAATCCACCTTGGGGTAATAACATAAGTCAAAAAGTAACCAATCTATCAAACTATTTCGCGACAAACGACGGACAAACTTTCTTTGAGGTGCTATATAAGGCTATGGATGCTTCAGAGGAAGATAAATGTGATATGACTATTCGAAATGTATAAAAGAGAAGCCCTTTTATAGAGGGCTTCTTTTGTTAATTTAACAGAGCTGCCAATTTTGCTTTTGTTTTCGGTCCGTAGATACCATCTGCTGAAAGCCCGTGCATCAGCTGGAACCGTTTGACGGCATTGGCTGTTTTCGGACCATACACGCCATCAATGCCGTTATTCTTTGCCCCTTTATCTGGATAGAAATAAAGAGCAGACAACGCTTTCTGAATCTGTCTTACATCGTCTCCTTTACGCATCGGGCTTGTCACTTTATAGATGCCAGAAGGCAGCGCATATGACGTTTTCTTGCTGCTTGATCCTGTTGTTTTCTTTTTGGCTGGACTTGTTTTGCTTGAGCTTGTTTTCCCGCCGCCCAACGCCTTCAATTCTTTTTCAATGGCAGCCTTAACCTCATCCCATCTTCCCTCTGACAAAATACGGTGCGGGCAATACTTGCCGTTCCAGTCTTGGTGTTTGCGAACACGATCAATACCCCAACCGCGCTCTTTAAGGAGCTGCGCCACAAACTTGATTGAATTTTTCAGCAGCGTAGTATCTAGCGCCTCCTGACTTGCTATAACAAATTTCGACACCAATCGACTTACGGTTCCCGGTGCCATTTGTGCCGTCTCCTGTATGCCATGCGTTACGATTTAACGGCAGCCCTTGAATAACCTCTTTGTCATCGACTGCAAAATGAAAGCTTGTCGAGCTAGTATTTCCGATCATATAACTGATCTCATTGGCAGCTGACGCATCGTTTGCCGTATTATGGATTGTGATGTATTCCGCGTTCATGGCATTAGGGCATTTCAAAGCGTATTTAGCCTCAGATACAAGATTCTTTTTCACTGTGATTGTCATAAGTGTTCTCTCCTTTATTTTCGATATAGAAAAAGCCGCCGGGTTATCCAGCAGCCTGTTCATCCTTTTCGTTTGTTTGTTCGTTGTCATTTTCGATTACGTGAAGTCGGTCAGTAATGGCAGCCGGAATCTTAACGCCAATCTGTGCAAGGTTCTCCGTAATAGAAAGCCCCTCATTGGCGATATAAAAAAGAACGGTTCCAAATGTTAGGACCCCGTTCAGATTGAGAATTGTATCTATGATGTTTGCCACGATGACCACCAGAAAACTGAGCATTTTTCGGACATAACCGAACCAAGCGCTCCGGCTCCGCAGCTTTTTGAATTTCCAAGCCTTGATCACGCCCGTTATTACGTCAAGAATACTGAGAACTAGCAGTAAATCAAGGTACTTCACACCCCCAAACAGGTAAACTCTCGCTAAATCCAATGTTTCAAAATTAATAAACACCGTTGTCTCCTCCATTTCTTGTTATCACCTCCTTAGAGGCAAAAATAAAAACGCCTATTAAGCGTTTATCCTTCTTTGTTCAATTCAACCCCAGCAGGCTCGTCAGTCTCCCCAGAAGGGACGTCGCTGGGAGAAGGGTATTCCTTTCCGGTAATTTCTTTGTATTCCTCTGTGGTAATCCATTCAATCTTGACATATTCCTGCACCTTTTCGTCTGTATAACATTTCCACTCATAAAACTGTTTAATGTCAGCTACTTCTGGATAACGAGTCATTTAGTTTGCCCCCTTCAATTCTTCTATTTGTTTTTGCATCTGTGCAATGACTAAAGCCTGTTCGGCTTCCCTCATACGTCTTTCTTCGTTTTCCTTCTCTGACTTTGCAACTTGCAAGGAAAGCGATGCATTCTGCTGTTTCAAAAGGTCAATTGCAGAGATTTCTTTACCGCCTGAATTTAAAATAGCCTCGATCTCTTCCTGAGTAGCTGTCTCCGTCCATTCTTGATTCTCTGTATCGAACTTTGGTTTGAATAATGAAGGAGAATCCGGCAGCTCTACGGTAGTGCAATCTGCAGGAATGATATAATCACCTTTTTCGTCTATTTCAGTGACTAATATGGGTTCAATAAACATATAATTTTCATCATATCTATAAACCTGTAACATTCTTAACCTCCTTAGTTTAAAGCGACAACGGCATCCATGTAGTAACCCGTCACATTGCTGTCATTGTTTGAGTGAATACCGGTCAGCTTCATATCTCCGCTCGCATTAATAAATAACTTACTATACCCCGTAGTACCTGAAACCGGGACCATCACAGCCGCACCGTTTGCCGGCAATCTGTCAGATGGGATTGTTCCACAAACTACTTCTCGAGTAGCAGTAATATGTCCGCGTAGAAGAAGTAAATTACCCCACTTCGCATACTGAAACGGTCTGTCACCGGTAGCTGCGCCGTTTTTAAGCGTGACGTTTTGCCATGTTACATTTTCAAAATCAGCACTTGAAGTGAGCCGTTTCCACCCCTGCCATCCGACAGTGTTACCATCCCAATAATTCGTAAAGACATTATTTCTGTAGTCCATCGCATAAACCCAGCCATAGTTGCCTTTACCGTCAGATGATTGGCTTGTCATTTGAAAAAACCCTCTTGTAGAGGCGGTAGAAGGAGAATTTACTGCTTTTCCATTTGCATAAAAGGTGCCCATACTTATACCTCTATTTACAATTGCCTGAAGCATGTCTTCCCCTTCGTTCACTGCAAAAGCTACACCCCCATCATCATTTGTGATTTTCGTTAATTGGCCGCCGTTCCATTTATCTCTCTCATTTTGTGAGATATGGCGAATAGCATTGTAGTTATGTGCGTTAAATTCCGCTAAAGAGGCTTGTTGCACATTATCGACTTTATCCAAGCCGACTTGCGCTTTCGTAACGCCGTGTGGGTTGTCCTTTCTATTTGCGTGAGCATCGACTTTCTTTTGAGCACCAACAGTACTTTCTAATTCAACCCATGCCGTCCATGTGGTAGCATCGTTTTTTCTCAGTCTAAATAATACTTGTTCTCCCTTATATCCATCATAAGCTATTTGTACAAGGGTGTTTTTAGAGCTCATCACGAGGAGAAAGGCATAGGGCAGACCTGGACCATTTAGCCCTTTATTGTATATTAAATACATGCCTGTATCCGTTAAGTCGTTATAATCAGTGACTTCTGTTGCACTCTTATAAATCACTCTCCCATCATCTTGGGTGATTTTGTGGATCTGTGCCCCATTCCATTTAGACCTTTCAGCTGTTGAAATGTGCTTAACAGCATCCGATACATGCAGGTCAAAATCTTGTTTAGAAGCTTGCTGGACATTGTCCACATTACCCAATCCTATTTGGCTTTTCGTCACCCCGTGAGGGTTCGACTTATTCCTTGTGTGAGTATCCAGGTTCGCTTGGACAGCATCAGCTTTTTCCTGTGCGCCTGCCTTTGTCTCAACATTATCCAAGTCTTTAAATTTCTCCTGAAGGTCCGACACTATCGCCTCAACTGACTGCCTCAATGTCTCAAAATCTTCAATGTAATACTCAGCAATTGGGACAATATCCGTGTCAATAAGGTCTTGGTCTATCTGAAAAGTAAACTGAGTGACGCCCAGTGACTGTTTATTGTCGTAATATAGATTAAGAGACGCTTGAACCTTGCCGTAATGCTTGATTTCCTCTCTTGTCAAAACGTATTCAGCAATGCCGTTCAACTTATCGACGATCGTAATATTCTTGATGAACTTACTGCCGTCGGCCATCACCAAAACAAGTTTCCCAGTCACCGCGGACAAAGGTAAAGGGACGCCATCTTTGAACACTTTAAATGTCAATTTGGCCGTCCCTATATCTTGCGTACTAAAGTGTATGTTTGTTGTCCTGCTGCTTGAGCTAGTGCCTACATTGGCACTTATCGCAGCATCTTTATAGATCATGAATCCCCCTCCTTACCCTATTGGGAAGACAATATTTAAGTATGTGTAAGTGACCTTGTCCACACTGTTTACATTAAAGCCCCATGCAACAATTTCACCGTTGGCACGCACATCTATTTTTCGATCCCCAGACGTTCCAGCAACCTGGCAACCGGTAAACCAGGCCTTCCCTGGTCTAGCACCTGCCGGCAGGACTGCAAATATTACTCCGTCCGTTTCCGGAATTTTAACCCTTCCGCGCAAATAAACAAGACCGCCATTAATGGCATACTGCAGCTTATCATCTGAATCCGGATTTGATGCCCCGTTTTTTAAAGGTAGATTTGTCCAATCTAAAGCCTGGCTGGACATAAGCTCCGTCCAATCCCCGGCAACACCTGCGTTAGTTACGACACGGGTATAAATTTTGATGGGACGCCCTGTAGAGTTTCGGGTCAGTGTCTGAATAACAGACCCTGATATGTCAGCCGGCGCAACATGAAACCACCAGCCCGCGTCCCCGCCTGCTGGGTGATCTGTCAGCTTGGAAGTCTCGGCCGTAGTCATGTAATAATAGCCGACTTGGCGAAAGTCTTTTAGTTTCGTTATTCCATCAGGCAGGCGCATAGCATTTCCGTTGTTTTTCGTTAACGGGTAGCCCTGAAACCCTTGTGATAGGTCCGTGGCAAAGGCAGCCGCATTGTCTTTTGAGTGGTAGGCATACACTTTTGCCAGGCGCTTTCCGACTGAACCCGTTGCAATCGCAGCGAATAATGATTTCTTCCCTGTCATTGGGTCTTTATAAAGAAAAACGGATTCAGGCTCCCGAAAATCCCCCTCGTATTTCCCATCAGGACCTCGGCCAAAATCACACGTAATACGTTTTTTAAGCTTCCCATCTTTGAAGCTAAACAAAGACAATTCTGCTGGGTATGTGACGCTGTTTGTATCTCCTGTGTACCAATACAAGTCGTATCCGTCGATAGTGAAGCCCTGCAGGTAATGCAAATCGTTTGGAACTGTCACTTCTCCCAGCAGGTTATCAATACCGTTTTTCACGTCATTCAATTTACGCAGCTGCACAACGCTGTCATCGTTGCTGTCTTTTAAACGTAATGCAATTAAGCCGTTTTGTTGATCAATTACAGGGATAGCATACAACTCAGTAAATTTGTTGAATCGTTTAATCCCACCGTTTCCGCCGTTGATCGTCGCACCGGCAGTGTACGGGAAACGAACCAGGTCATGACCAATCGTACTGCCGTTTGAATCGACAACATCATAGTTTGACCAGATATACATTCTGTCGTTTTCTCGTTCAAGCCCGATTGTGGTACCGTGCCCGCCATGAATGACTGTCATGCTATCAAGCATTACGCCGTTTTTATTCATCCTGGTAATGACGAAGTTTTGACTTTGATCTGTGTTGCCACTCCCCACCTGGGTAGCGTAAATATCGCCTGTTTTCTCGTCGATTACGAAACACTGCAGCACCGTTTTATCTGCAAGGTTCAAACTCGTGTGATAAACGGGCGGTATTGTCGTGTAATCGAATCCGTATTCTTTTTGAACAGAGGCATCAAGGTCAGAGAGTGATTTCTCAATCTCTACAACACGCTCATTCGCTGTGTCAAATTCTTTACCTTCACGATTTATGCGTAGGTCCAGAACCTCTTTTACGTTCGTGCCATCTGCTTTGGTAATCACGTTGGCGAAACGCTTTTTCATCGTTTCTAGTTCTGTAGAAACAGAAAGACCGCCGTGATCAATTTGACTTGATTTATGGGCGGTCGTTGAACTTTCATGATATTTAAGTTTATTGTTAAGCAGATTGACTTCCGTTTCGGTTGCCTTGGCGTTGTCATCCAACTGAGTGAACAGTTTGGCATTCGGTGCATCCCCATGCCTTTTATTAAGATAAAGCGTCATGTTTTCACCTCTATTTCTGTCCTACTATGAGGATTTTTACTTTTGAACCTTCTGGAACACCCAGAGGATCACTTATTTTTCCGTCTTTATAAAGGGTTATATTAATGATGTTTGTGTCCACATCTTCCGCGTACAACGTATAGCCCGCCTCTTTCATAATGGAATTGGCATCGCCGGTCACATACTGGATTGCATAATCATCATCCGTATTCAAAGAAAGAATGCTCGCCGCCAAGGAAGCAAAACCATCGCCAGAAGATACAGACCATTCACCATTTGAAAATTGCAAAGAGAAAGTATATGTGGTCTGCTGTGAGGCCTGCGTATTCGCAAGGCTTTGCTTTATTTGATTGATTTCAGCAAGCCCAGAAGCCAATTGATTTTGGTAATTCTTGATAGCCTGCTCCTGATTCTTCGCACGCTTTTTCTCTTCAATTTCCATGTCTACACGGCTTTTTCGTTTCCCGTCAATTGTCAGGTCAGAAGGCTGTTCTGGTCTCAATGGGTTATATGAAGCTCCAGTTGCTCTCAGCTTCCCATCAAAAGTGATTCCGTTTAGGGGCGTATCAGCATATACACGAATGGTGTCCCCTGCCATAACCGGCTCTTCTATATCAGCCAGGGCCTGATCTAACAATTCCACATAGTCGGCATCATAGGACACCTCTGCATAAGGATTGACTTTGGTCTTAAGCAGCTTAATCATATCCTCTTTTTTGGTGATAGAATCATCTGTGACCGGTTCCGCCCAGGATGGCTGCCCGTTGATTAGAAACTTTTTTTCTTCTGGGTGAACATAGGTGACCGGAGGAAAGACATACTTTTCATCCTCATTCTTGAAAGTTCTGTACACCCCGATAATGTTGCCGCGTAGGAGATACATGACCGGGTCAGCTTTCTTTGTGCCTTTGGTATTTGGGTTATTGCTGTCCCTGCCTTTAAAGGTAGCTACTACTTTATAAGTCTTATTGTCCAAGCCGCGAATGACATCAAACTCTTTTTCTGTCGGGGCTGAATCTTTATAGACAGATATGGTTTTTGTCTGATCACCTATTTTAAATTCCCATTTGCCGCCCAGCTTCGACACAAGAGTTTTGAATTTAAAGCCTGTCCCTGTGAAAGAGAAAGAAAACGTGGCTCCTATTTTCTTCGTATAATCAGCTTTTAATGAGCTATCATACGTCCAGGTGCCTGTTTTTGAATCGTAGGGAATCGATTGATCTCCCAGGATGTCTTTATCTTCTTTGAGCTTCCCGTATCCTCTCACCCGTGTTGTCGTGTTATCTTCGCTTGTTGTGATCTGTAAAGACGTTAGATTCGAAAGGTTATCCAGCCTTTTTACAATCTCTTTTCCGGCTTTTTTGTAGATGTATAAATGCGTGTTATCCGGGATGATTTCAACCCCAAAGGTAGAAATGATTTCGTCCATCAGTTCAGAGGTCTTTTTATTTCCGAAACCTTCCAGCTTTTTAGCCCCGATCCCTTTCGCATCCGGCATAATTGTAAATGTGATTTCACTGCCTTTTACTGCGTGCTTAAGTGCTTCATTGAGAGTTTTTGTGCCTTCTATCGTCTCATGCACAACATGCTTGATCGCCCTAAAGGAATAGATGTGCGTGGCTGTTATGTCTTTCGTTAGCAGAGCGCCTTCCTGTTTGATCGTGGGCGTGTTAATGAAATACTGCTGCTTTTTATATCGCACCTCGTCGATAATAATAAAATTTCTCCCGACTAAAGCATTGAAAGGGATCTGATTGTATTCAGTCAAGGTAATTGAAAAAGATAAATCTTTTTTCCCGGTGACATCATCATTCACTTTAGGTTCAACGTGAATAAGCTCATGTTTTTGACCGGTTTTAATGTCATGAACAAACATCTGATTCAAAGAGCATCACCCCCTATTTATAATAAAAGTGTGTAATGAATCGGATATCGCTGTAGGTAGCGCCGGCAATCCTAAATTGATTCTGGCCGGCTGCAAGAGTCGGGAACCGCCCACTTCTATCGGAAATAGGCGCAGAGTTCTTCAAAATGTGATGCTTCAAAAGCGTTATCTTATCTGTTTTTGTATATTTCCCGTTCAGCGTCAGGGTTTCATTTGTTGTGACATTAGTGATTGAAATATCAGTACCCTGCAGATACATTTCGACGTTGTAATTGTAGTTTATCGGGTCCAGTCTTACGTCCCCTATGTTATCCACTACAAAAGAGTTTTTATTTTGAAAGTGAAACACTGGTGTTGAGTCCCGCCGGATATTCATGCCCAAGTGAAACTTTTCGTCCTTCAATTCCATAGATGCAGTGCTGTCATTTAAAGACTCAGCAAGTCCCTGAATGGCCGTTAATGTAATATCCACTTCCTGATACTTTTTGCCGTTTTCTTGATAGATGGAAAATGCGTCATCACACGTAACAAGCCACCGTTTATAAGGCTGCTGCGTATTGATCACATAATAAGGGTCCTCTCTTATAAAAAGGTTGTAAACGGCGTCCCTTTTGATCTGGAACTGATAAGAGCTATTTGCCTCCACAATCACTTTTATGTTGATTTTTCTTTCTGTGTAACGTCCAGTGTTCCCCTGCTTAAGCATCATCGTCCCGTTAATGAGCGCGCTTGTTCCTGCCGTCTGTCTTTCGAACACTGGCGCCTCCGGCCTAAATGAAGAAAGCGAGACACCTGGAAGAGCCTCGCTTAAATACTTGCCGTCTATTATTAGATCATAGTTTATCAACCTACCACTCTCCTAAGAGAAGCTTACATTATTCAACAATCCCTTTTGGTTTCTTTCCTTGTTGTATGCTTCGTCTTGAATTTTATTTAATTCCTGGACGCTTAGTATTACATTCGGGTCTTTCGCCACAAGCTGCGTTAATAGTCTTACCGTTTGGCTTAACAGATTAATTTCCGCTTGCTGGTTGCTGTTTTGTTGCTGCAGCAGAGTCACCATGGTTTTCAATGCGTTTGCATCGCTTGAGCTTGACCGGCTTTCCGGCTCATACCCAACCATTTTACCCGCCTGGCTGAGAACCTTATGAGCTTGGCTGCGCCTAAATTGACGCAACGGCAGCAGCATTTCCCCTTTATGCACCTCCGCCATATGATCGCGCGTAATCAATCCGCCTGTATCGTAACCGATGTAACGGCCGCCGCGCGCCATTGACTTTAAGCCAGGATGATTCAGAATGCCACCATATCGACTATTGAGATAGTTGATCGAGGCTAGAATTTGGTGTACTGGGTTTTTGATATTCCCATATCCAGGCTCCTTATTGGCGTTAAAGGTGCTTGGTATGAACTGCATAAGCCCCTGGGAAGGGTGTCCTGCTTTCCAGTTTGAATCCCATCTGTTTACGACATTCGGATTGCCGCCCGATTCCTTCATCGCTATTGTCTCAAGTGCTGAGGCATACTCTGAACCCAGCCCTTTTATCTTTAAGGCTTGAGCAACCCACTTTTTGACGGCTGCAGTGCCGCCTTCACCGAAGTTGCTTGATTCTCCAAACTTATCTTTAATGAAATTAACAAAATTCTTTTTGATAAGGGAAAAAGAGCCCTTTAGGACATCGCCGGTAATGCCTTTTACCTTGGGCAGTTTCAATCCCAGCTTTTCAATGACCTTTTTGACAAGTTTTGACGGGTTGCTGATATAGTCAAATACATCTAAGGCAAGGTCCTTCACTTTTCCAACGGCTGCCTTTGCTCCATTCCACATCTTTGAAATAAAGCCTTCTTTCTTCTTCGTTCCGTTTGCATAAGCCGGAACCCCTGAAAGAAAAGCTTTAGTGTCAATTGCTGACAAGACTTGTGTTCCTCGAGGAAGGTTCATAAGCGTATCAGTCGCAGGGCTCAGCCCCATGTGGCCCGAAGGGGTTATAAAAGCTTCCGGTCCAGCATTTGAGCCCTTACCATCACCGAGAATGGCTAAACCTCCCGGATGCCCGCCTGTACCATTTGCATACTGCGGCACTTCCCATTTAGGGATTTTAGTATCAACCCCGATTTTTCCCAAAATCCAGTTGATACCCTGCTGAGTAAAGCCATTGATAATTTTACCGAATCCGCGAAGCGTTCGGTTTCCAAAGGCTTTTATTCCGTCCCAGGCTTTACCCGCCATGCTCTTAATTCCGTCACCCATTTTTTTAGGTAGGGCCTTGGCACCCTCTACGATGTCTGAGAATTTTTTAGAAATACTTGTTTTCATGTCAGTGACAATTTTCAGGGCTTTATCCTTCAAGTAACTAAACATTTTTCCGGCATTTGTGGCTCCATCTTTAAACAAACTTTTGATCCAACCCCACATTTTTGGGAATATGCCCTTTAAACCAGCGCCGAGAGCCTTGGCACCGCCAAGAATCTTGCCGAAAAATGAAAGTTGGATAGCATTCCAGACGACTTTTATCGCGCCAGAGAATATTTTCTTAATTCCTTCCCACATTTTCGAAAAATTCCCGGTCAATAACCCAGAAAAAACGAGGATAACGCCCTGGATAATTGAAATCGCGCCAGTGATGACGCCCTTTATATTCCCCCAAACAGAACGTACGATCGCAAGTATAGCCGGCATGACAAATTGGACAATCGACCACACATTTTGAAGAGCTTGAGTGATCACGGAACCGTTTTGCTGCCAGAAAGACTTCCACTGCCCAGTGAGTTGACCAATGAAAGACATCACGCCGCCCAGTGCCTGTTTGACCAGAGGACCAAGAGTTCCAAAAACTTGGGATGCAATAGTGCCAAGAGCCGAAAAGGTCGGCTTCATGGCGTCAAAACTTGCCTTCATGTTGGATATGATGGGCTGTGCCTGCTGCTTAAAGCCCGAAAAAGCTGTCTTGATATTGTTTATCCCGTCGATAATGGTTTGGACCGTTAACACCGGGAAAAAGTCCATCAGTTTATCGGCACCTTTTGACGTATCACCATTGAAAACGTCCATAACGCCAGAGAAAATAGTCTTTAGATTCTTTCCAGCATTCGCGATATTGTTAAAAGTCGGTTCAAGGCTTTTCATGCCAGACTCTAAGCCGGACATGACCGGTTCAAGTAAGCTTAGGACCCCATTTCCAATAGGCTCTAACGACGCCAAGGCAGAACGGCCAATCTTTTTAAGCCTTGTCCCAAAATTATCTTGTAGGGCCTGGCCTGCTTTTTTGGTTGCTCCGCTTGTATTTGAAAAGCTATTCTCTATGTTAGCCAGTGCAGAGACGCCTTTTTGCCCTAAATCCTCGAACTGCGTACCCATAATTTGCTGCCCTATCTTATAGGCATCGCTTTTGTTTTTCATGCCGTCAATATCTTTCATAACGGCCGAGAAAACCAGGTCGCCGCCTTTCCCAGTCTTTTTAAACTGAGCGTATAAATCTTGGGTGTGTTTTGATAGTGACTGCATGGCTTCGTCTGCTGTTCCGTCTGATAAACGAATGTTCATTTCTTTGATCAGATCGCCAACCTTATCCAGCTGAAACGCCCCTGATTCAGCACCCGCCTGAAAGACTGAAAACATTCTTTGTGTGGAGAATCCTGCAGCTGCAAACTGATTGGAATATTCGTTAATCGAATCTAAGAACTCTCCGGAATAATCAAGGCCCTTCTGAAAACCACTGGTGATCATGTCCATTGCTGCATCAGTGGAAAGTCCATCAAATGAATTTTGCATTGCGTTGATTGACTTTGTAATGTCATTCCCATCTTGGTCAAAAGCCTTGGCAATTGTCATGGTGCCCTTCGTGACTTCTTTTACCGTGTCATCAGTTGCACCTTTTAATGATTTCACGTTTTGTTTAACGTTAACGAGTGCGTTTTTAGCCTCCCCAACGCTGTCACCGAAACCATCAGCCCACAAGCTTTTTGCTGAACTTGCAACCTTCTGAGCCTCTTTTTCCGTCAGCCCTAATTGAGCCCGAATTTCGCCCTGGGCCGCCTGCGTATCAAGCGCCATTTTAAAAGGTTGTACATTTTCAAATCTTGACTTTCGTGCCATTCGTCTATGATTGCGACTGTTGCCGCAAATCCGTCTCCCGTAGACGTATCAGAGGAAATGGGATATGCCGTGCTGCCTGAATACAAGTCTTTTATTTCAGCGTCTAAAATTTTGACTCTCTTTTTCATGGCTTTTGAACCATTTGTCAATGTTCTTATTTGGTCTTTCATATACTCAAAGCCGATTCTCGCCTGTTTTAAGGCATTGGAGGCAAATACAATTTTCCTGTTGCGTTTTGGTGTTTCGCAGAGGAAAAACTCATTCGTTCCCATCGTCGAGACTAAAAACGTTTTCCCATTACGCCGGGCCTTTGTTATTAGTGCTCTTTTAAATCGTCGGTTGCCATTATCTTTTCTTTTCCAACCAAAGATACTTCCAATAATCCATTTTTGATATGACAACAATTCTACCGGTTCACCAGTCTCAGGGTTTGGCAATATTTCAGTAAAGTCAATTCTTGCGTTTGCCTCTTCCACATCAAAATAATAGTTGAAAGGTGCAAGTTTCGATCTTTCCAAATCCTCCATATGCCTTTTGCAAGCAAGAATGATATACTCACCCGCAACAATCTCGCCGCTTATAACCGCTTGGGCATATGCCTTTACATGATCAACCATTCTTACCACGGCTTTTCATGAATTTTGTGATTGGGTCCTCTTCGCCCTCATCATCACCCAAGCCAACAAGACGCAGCCTTGAGTCTAATGAAAGCCCTAACTGACCTGCTATTCCGCGTATCTCTTTTGACATGCTATTCATGATATCAACGGACGGGTTTTTCTTTTTGACAGGAAAGCCTTTGCTATTTATTTCTTCGATCGTTTGACCGTTTTAGTTAATGTCATTTAGCGCTATCCTGTACTGTGCGTAGCTGTTACAAAACAGAGCAAAGAGCGTCCTGTCTAATTCTGATATTGGCAGCTCGCTGAGATAAGGGTATATTCTTTCCCATTCATTTTTCGCCATTGTCGAAAGCCAGTAGGGTGGTTTCTCTTGCAATGGCGTAAAACCTTTTAATTTTTCTTCCTGCTGCTGCCGTTTCTGCAATTCATCTTTAGATATTTGTCCTTTTAGTGTTTCCGTCATTTGTTTTCTTCTCGCCAATAAAAACCACCACCTTTCAGCGAATTTCCGCACTACTGATTTTCAACAAATGAACGCATAATAAAAACGCCGATCAACTTATGCTGGATAAGGGATCAAGCGCAAAGAACTCATATTCAAAAACGGCTCAAAATAGTAAAAATCAAAATTTCATTTCAACAAATTTTACGAAGAAGAGGGGGCGCCGATGCCCAAGAAAATTTTTTTGGTACCCGGTTAAAGTTCGGGGGGACTTAATTCATTTTCCCGTTAAAAATTTTTGAATCTCCACCCACAATTGGGGAAAGACCATGATACTCTCTAACTTCGTTTACTGTAAGTACGCCACACCGCAGCAAGCCTGCAAATTTTTTTGGATTCATAGGCTCTTTTTTAGGAACCTTTGGTGCTCTAATGGTTGGTCTTGAAGCATATCCCATTTGTTATTCTCCTTTCCCAAACGTGACTTGGTTATGATGATACTGACACAGCACCTCAAGATTATTTAAATCAGTACGTGCCTGATCATCGTTTAAAACGTCTCTAAGCTCTTTGAACTTGTGATGGACTACTAACCTATGAGACTTATTTAAACGTCCCTGAGAGGCACAGGCGGCACAATGATAGTTACTTTCTCTTAGCTTTTGTTCTCGAAGAAGCTTCCACTCTCTCGAATGGTAATAGGAATAGAGCCCATTGTTCTCCCTGTTGTATCTCACATCTTTGTTGTACTGCTTGTCAGCATAGCCCTTGTGCTTCTCACAATAGCGCTGTGTCCAGTCCACATAGTTACGGCAGGCTGGCGCGTTACATCTTTTTAACGGCACCTAACAGCCCTCATTTGAACCTCAATAATTCCCTTTGCTGTATCTATAATTTCTCTCTGTTCAGATGTGAAATTGTAAATCGGCAAGTCATTCAAAGCGTTTAAAATGTCACCATACGTGTAGCAATTCTTTTTTAACTCTTCAATAAGTTCATCAGCAGCTTTATTTCGGGCAGCTACAAATTCATCTGGCTCTACCACACTCATAATACTTTTCAAAAACTCATGCTTTTTCTTTGCCTCGCTCATGCTATCCCTCCTTCATATTCTTTCTAAACTGCCACCGCACTCAAGCTGTTAACCGCCAATAGTCTATCCTGAGATTTACCGGAAGCAGTTTACAGAAAATATAAAAAAGCACCCAGTAGGGTGCTCTAAAAACAACTTATCTCTTTCTGACTGTAAAAGAAGTGACCTGCTGCATATTTATTACAAAATTCGCCCCATTTAGTTCAAATTCATACCAATCTTTACATGCTTTAATCTCGTCGATCAGGGCTCTTGCAGATTCAGCTTCAATTCTAGTTGATGTAGAATTATCATCATCAAATCTAAAAACAACATTAAAAGTCAATAGTTCCACCTCCCACCTTATTATCGGTGAAAGCAGTAATTATGGGAACAATTTGCAGAATTTGTCGAACGAAACTGTTGAATAAAACCATAATTGTCGGGCATACTGTGTAAGGAAAATACTGCTGCTGTATTACCGACCTAATTCACTTTAGAAAAGCCTCCCACTCTGTTGATCCTCGCTTAACAATGGGAGGCTTAACTCACTATAAAAATAAGCGCCCTCCCGATTAGGAAAGCGCCTGTCGATTTATTCCTATTACCATAATACCTTATCTAAAACAAAATGGTGTGCCGTTAAAGTGCCAAATTTGTGCCAAAACTCATAAATCTCAATACATGCCTTTTTGATCTAAACGTGAACCTGTTGCACCTCTGCTCATAACTGTTCACCTCCTAATACGTGATTGTAAAAGTCATCAAACCATACCTTTTTGTTCTTTCTTTGATCCAGCACCTCTACTCATTCGGATCACCTCCTGTAACACGATAATATCATTTTCTCCATTTTCTAACATTCATTTCTATCAAACAGAAGCACTTTCCTGCCTCTTCTTGTACACTTCTTCCCTTAGAGCAAACGCTAGTCTATAGAAAGCTTTTGCCTTTACTCGGTAATAGTTGCGCGCGCTCAGGTCCATTTCTCCATATACTTCATAGTCATACATCTCTTCCGGCTGCATATAGAGCATGACAATGATCTGCCGTTCTCTTTGAGTAAGCCTGTTAACAGCCCTTTGAATCCTTTTTAGAAATTTATCACGCTGAATCTCCCAATCAAGACGTTTTAATGCTGCATCTTCTGTCGATGAATGAAATTCATTCGTAATACTCGACGGAACAATGCTATAAGCTGGTGTAACCTTTGGTAAAAAATCATCTGGCACCTGTAAAAGATATAACCGGTATTGATCCAGCAGCTGCTCTGCTTTTGCTTTAGTGGCTTCTTCGTCAATCTGAGGCAGGTTTAATGTCATTTGATTCATATTTACCTCCTGATTATTCAAAATAAAAAGGACACCGAACAAACAGCGGTATTGCTGTAGGTTCAGTGTCCGCAGGCTTTCCGTCTTGGACATTTATTCAATTAAACAATTCCCCCTCGTCCCATTTAACGCGGGTAACCTTGCCTTGATTTGTAATTATCTTTGTTTCCCCATATGTGGGGAGCGGGACCATCCTTGCAGCTCCATTGGATAGGATAACCGCAAAACAATCGTGCTGTTTCGTGTCTATGACAAGTTTATCTCTTTCAATTATATGATCTAAATTGATTAATCTCAAACTGTTTCCCTCCTTTTAACCCGCTGCTCGTATGCCAACAAATAAGCGTTCATTTTATCCTTAAATCTTTCCTGCAAATAAAAATTAAGCGCCTGTTCCGGATCCTGCAGGCTAATGGTTTTCTTCTCATAAACCAAAAACTCTATCAGCAGAATGAGAGAATAATAGTTATGCCGCAGCGCTTCGCGATACCAATCTCTAACTGTCAAACCTACGCTCCAAATTCAAAAACAAGCCGTATTCTTTAATGAACGCTAGTGAGACAGTACCAACAGGCCCGTTTCTCTGCTTAGCAATAATGATTTCGATAATATTTTTATTTTCGCTTTCCTTGTCATAATAATCGTCCCGATAAAGAAACCCAATGACATCCGCGTCCTGCTCAATTTGGCCTGATTCCCTAATATCAGACATCATTGGGCGCTTATCCTGCCGCTGTTCAACGCCCCTTGAAAGCTGACTAAGAGCAATTACACAAATGTCTAATTCTCGGGCCATATGCTTGAGCATGCGGCTTATTTCGCCTATTTCCTGTGTTCTGTTCCCCCTATGTTTTGCTGATCCTGTAATCAGCTGCAAATAATCAATAATGATCAAGATGTCCTTGCCAGCATACTCCCGTTTCATTTTCCTTGCCTTTGACCATATTTCATTTACTGTGACACCCGGGCGATCAAATATTCTTAGATCAGCAGAACCGAGAATACCATTTGCTTGTGAAAGCTTGTTCCAATCATTCGCTGTCAAATTCCCCGTACGCATCGCATCTGCATTGATATTTCCGAGAATTGAAGCCATTCTTTTTAAGAGCTGCTTACGTGACATTTCAAGAGAGAAAATACCTACTGCTCCGCCGCTATATTGATTTAATGAACTACCCATAAAATTTGCCGCAACGTTTAAGCAAAAAGCAGTTTTCCCGACAGATGGCCGAGCGGCTATGATGACCAACTCTTGTTTTTGAAAACCTGACGTCATTCGGTCAAGCTCCGCAAAGCCGCTTCGCATACCCGTAATTTCCCCTTTTGGGGTCGCTAGCTCCTCGTAAATGTCTAACAGGTCATTTTGTATTGCCCCATCCTCTTCGTCGCCTGTAGCGTCTTCTAAGTGCATTAAATTGGATATGCTCGTTTGAATAGTTGCAGACACATTTTCATGAGCGACATTTTGCTTAATTTCCTCCGCGATCTTGCTCATTTCTCTTTTTTGCCAATACTCAAATATAAGCTTTTCGTAAAAGGAAATATTGGCGGTAGTCGGGACCGACTCTGTTAAGTCGGATAAATATTTGTGTCCGCCAACGCTGCCGATGTTGTCACGTCCTACTTGCTCCACGATTGCAACCAAATCTATCGGGATACCTTTAGAATCCAGCTCAATCATTGCAGTTAATAGATTTCTATGTTTGAACTGTGATAAATGGAGCGGCTTAATCCGACTGTCTTTTATTAGTTCAGGCTCTAAAAGGAGCGCCCCTAAAAAGGACTGCTCCGTATCTATGTTGTATAAAAATTGGTTCGTGTCCATTTAATCACCGATCCCAAGCATTCGTCTGATTTCTGCTTTTGATTTCTCTATGGATGCCCGCTCTTGTTCTGTTAACTCAGCAGGAGCAGCCATTTTCGCAAGATACTCTTTTGTTTCCTCTACAGAGGGAATTGCATTCATCCGGTCAACTGTTGCAGGCTTTGCATTCAACAAGTCCGCAACCTTCGGCGGAAACTTATTCAAGCGGCAAAAGTTGATTAGATTGCGGCGTACTTCCTCGTATTCAGCTTCTTGCAAAAGCTCATGCCAAGAATCAATTTTGTCTTGCGTAATCTCAAAATGTTCAAAGTATTGCTTGATAAGAGACATAATTTCAAAGGTTTGTTTTTTAATCATCCAAATTAAACTCCTCTCCTTTAGGTATAACAGTTCTCATGGCTGTCTCCTGTTCTTTATCGCTCTTAATCTTGGTCACAAGCCTATCAAACTGTTTTCGAAGGCTGGATGGACTTAGGATATTGGTTTTCCAAAAGCTGTCCTGTTGTGACCACTTAATTAAGTATTTGATTTGTTTGTCTGTCCGTTTATCTCTTTCTCGGATTAACCTAAATTCATTTGCCCATTTTTCAAGATTGGGCTTTTTAGAATCAGGATTATTTTTGAGAATTTCTTCAAACAAAAATTCCGCATTCTCCATGTCGCAAATTTCATATTTGAGACGAGAAGTATTTATATTCTTTTCATTCTTTACATTCTTTTCATTCTTGATTGTGTGTTTTTGTGTCGCTTTCGTGTCGTTTTCGTGTTCGATCACTGTCTTTTTTTCTTCATCGGAATCATGGTAAACCCCATAATTAACAATGGTTATAAGCGTTTTTTTGGTGTCTTTTTTGAAATCAATCATTTCATCTTTCCGTAACAGATCAAGAAATTGCGTTACCTTGGTATTAGACCATGACCAACGCTCACCAAGTTTACGAATTGAGGAAATGAATTGACCTCTCTTAACCTCGTAAAGCTCGTTTCCTAGAACGAATTTATTATCTTTATGACTGGCCATCATGAGTAAATCTAGCCAAGCTTCATATTTAGAAAACTTCCTTTTCTCTTGATAAATCCAGTGATCTTGAACACTCCTATGAAGCTTTATCCAACCAATCATTAGAATCACCTTGCTTACTTGTAAAAATTCAATTCATCGCTATACGCCACTTCTCCCATGAGATAACGGAAACCGGCAATAAATCCCGATATAAAAGCGTCCTCGCTCTCATATGCCGCTTTTGTTGAACAAATCTCATCAAAATCCTGCAGAAGTGGCTTTAATTCCGCCGGCAGCTTCTCGCTTAACAGTGCATAAAGATCGTTCATTCGGTCATTTGCTTTACATGTTTTTTGGGACAATTCGATTTTTTCGTAATCACTGTCTAACTTCTCATGCAGAGACTTGGTTGCTATCAATTTGAGCATAGTAACCATGCCAGCGTCGTAATACTTACCGCATACAGCCGTTTTATTTATGTCCGCTCCGATCTGTTCACCAATAGCAGCTATTTTAGTAGGCGTACCCATTAATTTCATAATTGAACTCTCCTCGCATTTGATTTATTAGATTGATATTTTCGTTAAGTCGTGGTATTGTCTATCTGAATAAATCAAGAAAAAGTGCGGCAACACTCTTTCTTGACCGTATGTTTGACTCTTACATCTTAGAGTAATGTGAGATTTGGCCGATCCTTCTCTATTGAGGTGATGCGGCCATATTCGTCTTTTTCGGCTTTATACACCGGAAGCGGTTCTTTAATAACCTCGTGAAATATTTTTGAAGTATCAATCTCCCCGCTTATGATTCGATCCATTACACCTCTATAGAAAATATCAAAGAAAACATCATCATCTGGCGACTCAATATTTTTCACAAATACCTCATGCATGAACCTTTCAAAATCTATTTCATCTGGCATATTATCAATTGTGCTTCTCATTTCAGCCGCTCTTCCTTTGCTATGGTCTATAGAGAGAAGAGATAAAAAATCATTCTTTTTCATTTTCAAGAAATCCATTGACAAGACTAAATGCTTCTCAAGGTTTTCCGGATAAGAGGGACTTAAATTAACTGCTTTTTCAATTTCTTGCTTAATATCAGCAATGGAATTTCCGCCCATTTTCCCTGTAGATTCATTCGCTGCCTCTAAATCCTCAATCTCGGCTAAAATGGACAACAAACGCTGGCGATATTTAGAAGCGGTGATATCTCTGCGATTCATTTCCCGCTGTAATCGTTTGATCCACACCAAGCTGTTATACGGACTATATTTTGAAACGGACATAATTTTATCTACGTTGAAAAATTTGCGTAGGTCTTGAATCACTTTTTCAGGAATATCCGCCTCAGTCATATGAACAAACAAATACATCAAGTTAGATTCCGCGATACGATCAACACCACGCCAAAAGGCTTTGTATGTGTCATTGATAAAAGCATGAAATTCCTTCGTTACATGATTCACTTCTATTTTTAAAGCTTTTACACGACTATAAAACTCAAATTTATTCATATTATCATCCTCCTAAATTAACGGCCTCCATGTTCTAATCCATGCCTTAGCATCCTCAAAATCTAACTTTCTCAAATCCCTATATGAAGGCACTGCGAAAGCGTCCCTAAAATTGCGGTAAATACTTGAAAATAGGCGACGTGTCCCCTCTGGGCTGTCATCGTATCTATCACGGATTTCATACACACGCTTTTTAATTTGCTTTTGGATAACATTTTGTTGAAAGGAGTCGATACTCAAATTGTCTTCAAGTTGGCCTAAACGTTTGTCTTGTTCGTTCTGTTTTTGCTCAAGACGGATCATGTGTTGTAACTGTGGACTCAACTGCGAATAACCAGTTTGTAAGTGATTCTCCATTTCATTAAATCTTGTAACGTATTCTGCTGTGAATAACACTCCCTTTTCACCCGTCATTTTATTTGCAACCATTTCACATCCTCTTTTTGTTAATAAATAATGTGGGCGCAATTCTCCTTTTCCATCTTCATAAGTTGAAGGTATGAAGAAATCTAACGAACGCAATTTTGCGTTGGTTGTTATCGTATCAATATAACTTTTAATCGTTCTAATCAAATCAGAGTGTCGTTTACCAATCAATTCAGCTATTTCTCGACTGTCAGCAAGATATTGTCCGTTTGATTCGATTAAATTTAAAGTGTTATTCATGTTGCATCCTCCTATTGGTATAATGTCCCTGTATAAGACAGGGGGTGAAACTATGAAACTAAATCATGATTGTGTCCGCTCAATTCTTCTAGAATTAGAGGAAAATTTAACTCTTAACGATGGCGTCACTTTATATCAGCTCAAAGATTTTGAGACATTCAAAGAGTATGGCTATGAAACTTCCGTTTACGCTTTATCCAAGTTAATCGAAGCTGACTTTTTAAACGGTTCGGTTTCTCGCGCAGACAATGAGATTAACTATATTGGTGTTGGCTCCATTACTTGGGATGGACATCAATTTTTAGACACCATTCGTGACAATGCTGTTTGGTCTAAAACGAAAGATGCCGTTAAGTCGTTATCAAGCGTTTCCTTGTCTATACTTTCAAATGTCGGAGAAAGCATTACGAAAAAGCTTATCGGTTTAGAATAATTTAACTTCTACACCTTGCACTAAGGCGTAGATAAAATCTTTCTCTTTCGGATAATGATCTTCAATGAATTTTGTCAAAGAAATAAAATCGTTGGTGTCGATAGATAATAATCTGTTGACGCCATCTTTTTTTGAATAAACAATAATATTTTTATTTGTCATTCTCTTTACTCCTTTCAGAATGTATCGTATATTACTAACCTAATTCGCTAAGTACTTTCTATTAGCCTCAGGTATAGGTAAAGGTTTCAAACCAAGTTTTACTCTGACATCATTGACAGAGATCATTCCTGATTTTAACTGTTCTAAAAGTATCTCAGCCTCTGTTGCCGCAGGGGTTGAATTATTTTTATTATTCATGTTGTAGCCTCCATTCTTTCCATTTCCCTGCGTCGGACTTCAATTATTTCTTGTTCCTCCGCCTCACACATATGTACGCAGTATTCTGTTCCTGCGCTGGTAAACTCAAGCATCACACGGCCTATTACAGGCTGTGTCTTTTTTGCCACCTCAAACTTCAAGCCTGAATTATCATTTGGATTTTTTGAAAACGCGAAAAGCGGTCCACTATTGAACAAAAAATCAATGAAATTGTAAGATGCTTCAATATCTAAGTCCGGTTCCGGGTTTATTATTTTAATGTCATTCAACTTCAAACTTTCATTCATTTTCTCACCTACATTTCGTATAAATTGGTATAATGTCCCTATCTGTTTTTGATAGGAGGTGACATTATTATGGTCAAAGATTACTTTTCTAGACGGAGAAGAGTTAATCATAGAAAGAGATACATTTATAAACGGTTATAAAGCAGACGGCTTCTATCTCCAAAATGTATTCACAGATACAATAGACGGGCACATGAGTACAGGAAAAGCAGACGAGCTCTCAATTGCAACCACGAACCCCAAGATTGGTATTACCGGCTTTATACTTTCTGTAGATTGCTTCTCAATTGGATTGGACCATGAAAGCAATAAACATTATTTGTCGTCAGCAGTAAAATCAATCGAAAATATTTAAAATTTATGATAGCGCGCTAGTTTATGAGCTAGCGTGCTATTTACCTTTTCAATATCGCTTAGCAATAAACAGCATTTTTCCCTGAACTCTTTGATTGCTTTTACATCATTCTCTGGCACTTTGACTGAAACTCTGTTTTCCGGTGTGAATTCGTATAACACGGATGTATACAATTCTCTGTGCATATCTTGCATGTCTGGAATATCACCAGTTAGCGTTTTTATATTTAGCACTTCTGTATAAGACGTCCCGTTGTCTTCATTTTCTTTTTTCATTTTTATCTCTCCCTTAGTTTCTTGGCTGCTCGGAAAGCCACTTAAGTAAAAACTCTTTGCATTGCTTCTCAGGGAACAGCCATTTCTTTCCGACACGATATTTCGGAAATCTTTCATCATAAAAGAAGGTTTCTTTTATGAAATTCAAGCTCATATTTGTTTGCCTACATAGCTCTTTCATATCCCAAAAGGTGTATGAATCTCTGGCTTCATTCAATTTCTCTTCAATTTTTTGAATGCAAAGCTGCTTAATTTGTTCTTCATTAACTTGGATCGAAAACAAAACTTGTCCCTCCCCTTTTAGGCTGATTGGTTTTCGCTATCGGTACATTCGAAAAGATATTCAATGTTACACTCAGGGAAAAAATGTCGTTTAATTTTCAATGCCTCATCATAATAAAAACGATATTTTCCATTTACCTTATCGTTCACAGTTGCATAACGAACATTTAAAAAGTTCGAAATGTCTACCATTGTAATACCTTTCCTAGCCATTTCTGCTCGTAAATTTTTATGCATTATCTTGCACACCCCCTCGATGAACGCAATTGCGTCTTTTCGATAAATCAACTATAGACGCATTTTCGTTCATTGTCAACAAAAAAAGAGCATTTAAGAACGAATTTTCGTTTATATGTTATTTACATACGCAATTTCGTATAGTATTATTAATTTATAAACGATTTTTCGTATAAAGAGTAAATAAAAGGAGTTATATTAAATATGGATAAAAGAGCAGAAATCATAGACCGATTGATATCTGAATCAGGGCTTAGTAAAAAAGCGTTCGCTGAAAAAATAGGAATACCACCAACAACCTTGCGCTCAATGCTTTCGAGGGGTGTCGGTAATGCCTCGGTTGATAATGTGATTAAAGTATGTAAAGGATTAGGTATTACTACAGATCAATTAGAAGATTTAGCATCCAGTGATAACGGTGATGTTGAAACAATCGCAGCACATCACGATGGAGAGGATTGGACTGAAGAAGAGCTAGAGGAAATTCGTCGCTTTAAAGAATTTGTAAAATCAAAAAGAAAAAACAACCAGGAGTAATTTGCAGATGAGTTATGATAGCCTTTTAATTGAGTCAGAAGATACAGTAACAGTCTTTGAAAAGAAACTCAGCCGAAGAATAAAAGGTTTATATTCAGATGGCATTGTTTGGATAAATAAAAAGTTATCAAATACAGAAAAAAGAGTGGTTCTAGCTGAAGAATTAGGTCATCACTTTACAACTGCTGGCCAAATACTCGATCAGTCAACCGTACAAAACAGAAAACAAGAATTAAGAGCTAGAAATTGGGCTTACAAAAAATTAGTACCATTGAATAAAATTATTCAAGCCCATAAAGCGGGTATTAAAAACCGGTATGAACTCGCTGAGTTCCTAAATGTTACAGAAAAATTCTTAGACGAAGCTCTTAAAAGATATATTGAAGAGTACGGATTGTATAAAGAGGTAAACGGATTAACAATCTGCTTTCAACCATTAGGCGTAATCGAAATGTTTGAAACCTTTCAAGTATAAAAAATTTACCTGAAAATCGAACATATATTCTTATTTAGAGGTGTTAAAACATGGCAAGTTTTCGCAAGCATTCAAACGGAACATGGGAATATAGGATACGGTACAAAGATAAGAATTCGAACAAATACAAAGAAAAATCAAAACGTGGCTTTAAAACAAAAAAAGAAGCCCAGTTAGCTGCTGCACAAATAGAGACAGATATCGAATATTATGGATTCGCTACTGATGGAAAAGAAAGCATTAGTGAGTATTTCAGTAAATGGCTCGAAATATATAAAAAGCCGAACGTCAAGCCTATCACTTATTCACTTCAAGAAAGGAATGTAAGACTTAATATTCTACCACAATGGGGAAATCTAAAACTAAAAGATATAACCAGAACTGAGTATCAAAAATGGATCAATGAGCTAAGGGACGAATATAGTGAAGGCACTGTGAGGAGAATACATAGCATCATGAACACTGCATTAAATGATGCTGTGCACGAATTTAGGATACTGCGTGAGAACCCTGTCACCCGTATTAAAATCCCAAAGGAAACTAAAAACAACAAGGAAATTAAATTCTTTACTGTAGACCAATTAGAGAAATTTCTAAATCAGGTGAAAGAGCCTCAGAAAAATTCCAAATACAAACACTCAATACAGTATTATGTTTTATTTTCTCTCATGGCTCGGACCGGTCTACGGATAGGTGAAGCGCTCGCTCTAACCTGGGAAGATATAGATTTTGAAGAGTGCACGATAAAAGTGAATAAAACACTAGTCTACCCGACAAATTCCACACCTTATCTTTCAACCCCTAAATCAAAAGCTGGCTTAAGAATAATCAAACTAGATGCGCACACTACTCAGCTTTTAAAAAAACACAGAATCAATAGACATGAGGTTGTTCTCAAATACAAAAACTATAAAAAACCGGAGACCAATATTGTGTTTTATCAACATGATGGGCGATGGTTACGCACAAATGTTGTTAGAGAATACTTCAAAGAGATATGTAAAAGAGCTGATTTGCCAATATTATCACCCCATGCATTAAGGCATAGTCACGCCGTGCATTTAATTGAGGCTAAGGCTGATTTGAAATTTGTATCTGAAAGACTTGGACATTCGAGCATAAAAATAACCGCAGATACGTACCTCCATGTCACCAAAAAAATTGAAAATGACGCATTAGAGATGTATCTGCGGTGGGCTTGTCAAGAAAAGTGTGTAAGTTATTCTAGATATTTCTTCACACGTTCCTTTAGGTGGTCATGAACTAATAGTTGATTCATGACCATAGCCCATTGCTGGATGCGTCCACCATCCCATTTCTTTTCTAATTCTTTTGTTCGTAAAAACAATATTTTTAATAGGGCATTCTCATGGGGGAATGCTCCTTTTTTCGTGACTTTTCGAAAGCTAGAGTGGATACTTTCAACGGCATTTGTAGTGTACATGATTTTACGAATATTACCACCATAATCGAAAAGTTGTTCCACATGAGAAAAGTTTCGTTTCCATACGTCTACAGCTCCAGGGTACGTAGACCACTGCTTTTCAAAAGATTCAAATGCACTGTGACAAGCCTTAAGGCTTGGAGCTCCATACACTTTCTTTAAGGCAGCAGTAAAAGGCTTGTAGTCTTTACTTGGTATATACTTAATCGAATTTCGAATTAAATGAACAATACATCTCTGTACGGTCACATCAGGAAAAATCGCACGTGCTCCTTCTTCCAGACCACTAACGCCATCCATTGAGAGAAAGAAGATATCTTCTACACCACGAGATTTGATTTCATCAAAAATTTGCATCCATTTATGTTTACTTTCCGTTTCATTCAACCACAAACCTAGAATGTCCTTTTTACCTTCTATGGTATATCCTAGTATTGTGTAAACGGCATACTTCTTCGTTTCATAGTCATTACGAATGGTTGTGTAAAGACAATCGACAAACACAAAAGGGTAACAGTTACTTAAGGGACGATTTTGCCACTCTTCTAAATTAGGAAGTACAGTATCCGTAATGTCGGATACCATTTCATGAGATACAGAAAAGCCATAGATGTCTTCTATCGTGGAAGAAATGTCTCGTTGTGACATTCCTCTGGCATACATCGAAATGACCTTATCCTCTATAGAGGATACATCTCTTTTACGCTTTGGAATCAACTGCGGTTCAAATGAACCATCACGATCACGGGGGACTGCAATTTCAACTTCTCCTGCCGTTGTTTTCACGATCTTTTTGCCATATCCATTTCTTCTATTTCTTGTTTCTTTTTCTCCCTTGTCATTGGATTCATAGCCCAAATGGTGATTCATTTCACCTTTTAGCATTGACTCAAACATGGGACCAAATATGTCTTTTAATGCTTCTTGCATATCTTCTACTGATTTAGGCTGATACTGTTCGATAATCTTGTTAGCTAATTCTACGGAGTTCGGATCTCTTTTCAATTTCCCCAC